GGTATGGTGACTCCTGCCCAGCTGACACCGAATACAACAAAGAGACCGGCGAGTGTAAGGAAAACAAGTGCAAGATTCTGGCCGGCTCGCTCTACGAAAAATCCCATCAAGCGCCGATTTCTCGCTTCATCAACTACCTCGGCTGTGAGATTGCGGTCAGTGCGATTGACGGTTGTATCGGTCCCGCTGAAGGTCAGGCCGGCGCGACCTACTGCAAGGTCATCGGCTCGTTCACCGGCAATTGGTTCACCTCCAATGGCTCCTGTGCCTTCGGCTGCGACGTGGGTCCGGGCGACGGTCCGCCTCCGGGTGGTGACGGTGGCACCGGGGGCGATGGTGGCAGCAACCCGCCCGGCGGCGACGGTGGAAGCGACGGCGGCACCAAGCCCGGTGGCGGCGACAACGGCTCCAGTGGCGGCGGTGGAGGTGGTGGCGGCAACCCTCCCGACGGTAATGGCGATGGCGACGGCAACAGCGGCGGCGATGGTGACGGTTCTGGTTCCGATGGTGGCGCCGGTAGCGATGGCGGCGACGGCTCCGGCGGGGGCGGCCTGAAAGAGCCGAAGCAAGGCTCCTTCGACAAGACCATCAAGGAATACGACGACGCCATCGCCAAGGCGCAAAAGGACTTCCAGGAACTGCAAGGCAAGTTCGAAAGCGTCCTCGCTTCCAAGTTCGATATTCACCTGGGCACCGGCGGCGGCTCCCTGCCGTGTTGGGACTTTACCGCCCTCGGCCAACGCTTCGACGTCTGTCTGACCGAATACGCCAAAGAACTCTCAGTCATCCGCTACGTGGTGCTGTTCGTCGCCGCGATGCTGGCCGGATGGATCGTTTTCTATCGCACCTGAGGAAACGCCATGGACATTCCCTTTCTCTCCGACATTCTCGCCTGGATGCAATCCCTCTGGGACTTCCTCTACAGCGGTGTCTATGACTTCGTCACCGACGCCTTTGTCCTGCTGACCAAGATGGCCATCAAGGGCTGGTTCGAGATGCAATTGTTCGTCGCGGAAATCGGCTACAAGGCCTTCAAGGAGGTCGTCGGCGGCATCGGTATCGGCTCGACCATCACGTCTTATTACTCGTCCCTGGACGGCGACCTGCGCTCGCTGCTGGCGTTCTTCGGCCTGCCGGACGCGGTGAACATGATCTTCGCCGCCATCGGCACGCGCTTCTCCATGTCCTTCATCCCCTTCATAGGTAAGTGACATGGCGATCAAGATTCATCACGGCCCGAACGGCTCCTACAAGACCTCCGGCGCGATCCAAGATGACCTGATCCCCGCGATCAAGAAGGGCCGCGTCATCATCACCAACGTGCGCGGCCTGACCCGCGAACGGATCTTCCAAGTGATGCCGGAGACGCCCTCCAGCTGCGACGTCATCAACCTCGACCTCGAGGACCTGGATGACATGGAAAAGATGCGCACTTGGTTCATGTGGGCGCCGCGTGGCGCGTTCATCATTTTCGACGAAACCCAACTGATCTTTCTGAAGTCCTGGCGCGAAGCCGACCTCAAGCGCTTCGACTTCCCGGACGGCCCGGAAGCGGCCAAGGCAGCCGGGCGGCCCATGGGCTGGCTGGATGCCTGGACTCGGCACCGGCATTTCAACTGGGACATCATCCTCACCACGCCGAACATCGCCTATATCCGCGACGACATCCGCATGACGGCGGAAAAGGCCTATCTGCACTCCAACCTCGCCGTCATCGGCATTCGGGGCCGCTACAAGGAAAGCCAGCACTCGGCGCAGGACAACAAACCGCCGGCCCGCGACGTGATCGTCGAGATCAAGAAAATCCGCCAGGAGACCTTCGCCCTCTATGAATCGACAGCCACCGGCTCCGTCACCGACACCATCGCCGGCAAGAGCCTTTTTAGACAACCTAAGATTCTTCTATTCATGGCAATTCCGGCCCTTGCTATTGGGTCTGTGGTTTATGACGGCGGACCTCGTTTGCTCATGGGCGACCCTGTATCGCCGCCTGCTGCTGGAACTGCTGCGCCTGCTCAAGCCGCTCTTGCTGTGGGTGCTGCGCGTGCTACTGGTGCGACTGGTCCTGATGCTGCTGATGATGTACCTGGGCACCCAGGCGTTCCGGGCGCTGCTCCTGTAGGCCATCCCTTCGCCGGCCGCGACTTCATCGTCAAGGCAACCCTGCTGTCCGCCTCCGGGCGCCGCACCTATCTGTTCGCCGTCCGAGGCCAGGACGGCAGCGAATTCACTCTCACCGATCGCGACCTGACCGACACCGGCTATGCCGTGGTGCCGCGGGGCAACTGTGCCGCGGAACTGAGCTTCAAGGGCGGTTGGTCCGGCTATGCCATCTGCGCCGGGCGTAGCGCCTTGGGCAATGCGCCGCCGGCTCAGGCCGCCGCGCCTAACGTACCGCCCGCCGCCGCGAACAGCGCCGCCGTGCGTGTGACGGTGGTTCCCGACACCAGCCGCTTGCCGCGCTCGTTCAACTGAGGGGGAGCCGATGAACTGGACAAGCTATTTCGCCGCCCTGGGGCTGGTGTTCCTGGCCTATCTGGCGGGCTTTTTCTTCGCGGTGGCGGTGACGCCGACGGGGCCGGTATGGCCGCTGTAGCCGGCCTGGCCGGGGCGCGCGCGAACGGCTCGTCTCGGAGTGAGCAAGCGCCACGGCGGGGCCGGCTGACGCCCCTGTAACACGTCAGATAAGCACCCCGCGATTTGGACATTAATGGACATTGTTAGGTGAAACCATGAAGAAAGTGACCCATCAAAACCGCCTCCTGCTGCAACCCGACGGACAACTGCTGGACTCCCCCAAGGGACGGCTCTTCGTTGATTCCATGACGGGGGCGTTCACCGACCTGTCAGGCGTGCGCATCCTGCGTTGCGGCGTGGACACGGTGCGGCAGTTGTACAACGGCAAGTTGCGCCCGGAAGTCATGGCGCTGTTTGACCTGTCGGTGGATGTGGTCGAGTTCGCCGGCTACGAATGGTCCAAGGGCCGTATCGGTCGCGACTCTGGCTATCAGTACCGTCTGCAGAACGCAGAATTGGGGCTGATCCTGCTGATCAAGAATCACAACATCAAGGTCGATACCCTCGGCTCGCACCTCAAGATCGAGGTATCGCCTCACGCCCTCGATGGCGCCGATCCGCGCATCCTCCAGGGCGTGCTGGATGACTTGGCCGCTGCCGTGCTGAGCCACTGCGAAACCAACCAAGCCGCTGTGCATATCGCCCTGGACGTGCAAGGCTGGAAACCGCCTCGCGATCTGGTGGACCGCATGCATTGCCGCTCGCGTCGAGTACGGCAAATCAGCGGGATCGAGCGTATCGAGTTTGACGGCAACGCCTCGGTCTACGGGCGTGGCGAGACGTACATGTTCGGCTCGGCCAACGGCCTGCAACTGTCGATCTATAACAAGACCCTCCAGGCTCGGGCCACCGACAAGCTCGACTATTGGGAAAGCGTGTGGGCGTCTCTGAACGGCGATCCGTTCGGCGATGGCGACCCAGCCTATAACCCCCTGGAAACGGTCTGGCGGCTCGAATTCCGCTTCCATCACTCCATCGTCCAGCAGTTCTCCGAAGGCTCGCGTATGGCCTCGGGGGAGGTCATTGGCTGCCGCACCTATGAGGGCCTCTGCCCGCACCTGCAAGGGCTGTGGAACTACGCCTGCGAAAGCTTCAAGTTGCTGAGCCGGACGGCGGTCTACGATCCGTTCTGGAGCCTGATCAGCCAGGACGCCCGCGTCCAAGTCGAGTGCGATCCGCTGATCGAGCGCACCGAGTACCGGCGCTATTACAAGACCGCCAAGGGCTTCAGTGGGCGTAACTGCGAGATGTTCCTCGGCCAGTTCATCAGCCTGATTGCGCGGGAGCGCATCCCTGCAAAAAAGGCTATTGAGTCCGCCCGCAAACTGGAGTTCTGGCACGTTATCGAAGACCACTATCTCGCCAAGGGTTGGACTCGTCGCGATCTGGAAAGGCATATACACAAGCTGATGTGTGATCGGTATCTACGGCGGGGATACGCGATCTGATGGCGATCACCAAGCTTGAGGATGGCCGCTGGCTGGCCGACGTTGAACCGATCAAGGGCAAGCGTTTTAGGAAGCGTTTCAAGACCAAGGGCGAAGCCCAGCGGTTCGAAGCCACCGTGCGGCAAAGGACCATTGAAAACCCGGCCTGGACACCAAGGCCGAAGGATCGTCGACGCCTGTCTGAGTTGGTGACCCGTTGGACGTTACTCCACGGCCACGCCCTGACGGACGCTGACCGTCGTTCCCTGGTGCTGCGCAAGATGGCGGAACGCATGGGCGACCCCATAGGCTCGGTGGTAACCGGGAACATCTTCACCGAGTATCGGGCCAGACGCCTTGCGTCAGGCATCAGCGGCAAGACCTTGAACAACGAACTGGGCTACCTGCGGTCGCTGTTCAACGAACTGCACCAGTTGGGTGAAATCGACTATCCAGACCCGCTGGCCAAGGTGAAGGCGATCAAGCTGCAAGATCGTGAGTTGACCTACCTGACCCGCCAGCAGATAGAAACGCTGTTCCGTGCCCTCCGGGAACATTGCAAGACGCCTCATGTGGAACCCGTCGCCCTGGTCTGTCTGGCTACCGGTTGCCGCTGGGGTGAAGCTCAAGGGCTGACCCTGGATCGGGTCCGGGATGGAGCGGTGCAGTTCGTTAACACGAAGTCAAAGCGTCGCCGCTCGGTCCCGATACCTCCAGAACTGGAACAACGCCTGCACTCGCACCTGCGCCGCTACGGCAAGTTCTCCAACTGCCGCGACAGCTTCGACTTCGCCGTGAAGATGTCCGGCGTCGCCCTCCCCCGTGGGCAGAAATCGCACGTGCTCCGCCACACGTTCGCCTCGCACTTCATGATGAACGGCGGCAATATCCTGACCCTGCAAAAGATTCTCGGGCACTCGTCGCTGACCATGACCATGCGGTATGCACACCTCGCCCCGGACTTCCTGCAAGACGTGATCAGACTCGGCCCGCTGAAAGACTTTCGACACTTCTTCGACACGACGGATTTTTCGACACCGGCGGAAACGCTTGAAGCCTAGAGCAGCAAGGGCTGTGGAAGGGGGATATGGCGGAAGGCAGTGGGAGTCGAACCCACCCAGGAACGGCTGCCGTCCCCCACCGGATTTGAAGTCCGGCCACGCCACCGGGCGTGATTGCCTTCCATATTGATTTACAAGGCTTTTTCTCCAGCTTCCGTGGCCGACTCCGGTGGAGTGTCGAAGAAGTGTCGAAAATCTCTGCTGGGACCGAACGCTAGCACGTCCTGCATGTGCCCTGGAGCGAGGTGCGCATAACGCATGGTCATCGCCAGGGTCGAATGGCCGAGTATCTTTTGCAGGGACAGGATGTTGCCACCGTTCGCCATGAAGTGGCTAGCGAAGGTATGTCGCAGGACGTGTGCCTTCTGACCTGACGGTAACTCTAGACCAGCCTTGGTGACAGCTTCATCAAATGCGTTTCGACAGTTGGTGAAAGGTCCGAAGCGTTTGAAGTGATCGAGAATCCTGCTCTCCAGTTCGGGTGAAATCGGTATCGAGCGTCGACGCTTGGATTTGGTGTTGATGAAGTGCACGGCAGCTCCCTTCACCCTGGATGGCACAAGCCCCTGCGCCTCTCCCCATCGGCAACCCGTGGCAAGGCAAATGGCTGATATCAGCTCTACGTGGACGTGTGGCATCTGGCGTAGCGTGTCGAACAACGCCGCGATCTGGTCATGATCCAGATAGGCCAACTCATTCTCTTGCAGCTTCAGCGGCTTCAGAGTGGCCAGAGGGTTCGGGTAATCCACCTCACCGAACTGGATCAGGAAATTGAACATCGCGCGCAGGTACGACAGCTCATTGTTGAGAGTCTTTCGGCTGTAGCCATCCGCAAGGCGCTTAGCTCGGTACTCCGCAAACTGAATAGGCGTGAAGGCCCGCCCGATAGGGTTCTTGAGCCGTTCAATCATTCGCCGCATCAGCAGCTCGCACCCGTCGTAATCACTCAGCGCATGACCATGCAGAACGCCCCAGCGATTGAGCAATTCCAGCAACCGGCGTTGATCCTTCGGAGTGGGGTTCCAACCAGGGCTATCGATGTGCAGTGGTCTACTGATCCCGGACACCGATTTAGGCGAGAATCCTCGCCGTGAGAGAGGTGTCTGATGAGCAAGCAACGACGTACGTTTTCCGCCGAGTTCAAACGAGAGGCTGCCGCCTTGGTGCTGGACCAAGGCTACAGCCATATCGACGCCTGCCGTTCGCTGGGGGTGGTGGATTCGGCCTTGCGCCGTTGGGTGAAGCAGCTCGAGGCGGAGCGCCAGGGTGTGACCCCGAAGAGCAAGGCGTTGATGCCTGAGCAGCAAAAGATCCAGGAGCTGGAAGCCCGGATCAACCGGCTGGAGCGGGAGAAAGCGATAT